CCTACTTGTGGAATCAGCTGATCACTGGCCGCATGCGTGCCTACGGGGCGTGCTTCATGAGCGAGGACCCCGAGTTCATGCCCTCAGTGCAATGCGAATGGCCGCGATTCCCGTACTTCAAGGTGGAAGCGGGCACTGCACAGTCTCTTGCGAGGGAAGGGTTGATCCTGCTCGCCAATCCGCCCGGCGTCGATGAGGATGAGCTTAATAAGGTTGGCGCTCCGATCTGCAGCGCTACCTATGCGCGGTCGCCCATGATCAGCTTGGAACTGGACCTAAAGCCGCTGGAGCTTGGCCGTCGTGGCGCTGTGCTGCTCAATTGGTCGTTCAAGGGTAGGCAGGGAGCCATGGCCAAGGTATTCGTGGACGGCTTGCTTGACGTGCCAGCTTTCGAGGTTGCATCGACGGATAACGAACCAATCCCGAACTTCTGGAGTGTCATTCCGTGGCGCGACGGCAAGACGATCATCGACCTGAAACACACAAACACGGGGTTCATGTTCTTCCACCATTGTGATGTCCACCACGTCATCTGGTAAAAGACCCTATGTGACAAGCCTAAGGCCTCACACTCTGGGGCCCCTCTCATTTTTTCTCGCGAGCACGGATCGACTTCAGTTTTGAAAGGGGGTTTCGCCCCAAAGCCAAACTATCGTTTCTCGCGGCTCCGGAAATCAATCACGTCGGCTGAGGGTCACCCTCGGAAGTGTTCCAAGTGCGCTACAGGCGGCCGGCTTGCGCCCGTTTGCGGACATCGGGACGCACGCCTAAACTCATAGCTACTCGTCCAGTCCCAAGGCTCAAAGGGACGAACGGGCAAGCTGCCCGATCGGGCCAAGTTTGCAGGGTCATAGCCGCGTCGCATGAAGCCGCAGGCGTTGAACCCTGCCGACGCAAAGCCGCCAACGCCCGATAAAAACGCGAACTCTCTGAGACGGAAATGCCCTGGACCGAGGCCGAGCTGGAAGCGCTCAGGCGCGCCTATGCGACCGGCACGCTCAGGGTGAGCTACGACGGCAAGTCGGTCGAGTACGGCTCGGCCGAGGACCTCTTGCGGCGCATCCGCACCATCGAGCGCGAGATCGCGGCCGCCGCCGGCAAGCCTAAGCCGTCGCGCAGCTACGCCGCCTTCGGCAAGGGCTGAGCCCGGTGAACTGGATCGACCGCGCCGTGGGCTACGTGAGCCCGCGGGCGGGGCTTCGGCGTGCCCGCGCACGGGCCGCGATCGGGGTGCTGAGCCGCGGCTACGACGGCGCGCGGCTCGGCCGGCGGACCGAGGGCTGGACCGCGCCCGGCACCGGCGCCAACGCCGAGGTCGCCGTGGCGCTGCCGCGCCTCAGGGACCGAGCCCGCGACCTGGTGCGCAACAACCCCTACGCCGCCAAGGGGGTGCAGGCGCTGGTCAGCAACCTGGTCGGCACCGGCATCGTTGCCCGGGCGCGCGCGGGCGACGAACGGCGGAACGCGGACACCGACAAGCTCTGGACGCGGTTCGTCGCCGAGTGCGACGCCGACGGGCGCACCGATTTCCATGGTCTGCAGGCGCTCGCGGCGCGCGCCATGGTCGAGAGCGGCGAGGCGCTGGTGCGGCTCAGGCCGCGGCGGCTCGCCGACGGGCTCACCGTGCCGCTGCAGCTGCAGGTGCTCGAGGCCGACCATCTCGATACCGCGCGCACCGGCGACCTCGCGAGCGGAGGGTTCGTCCACCAGGGGATCGAGTTCGACGCCCTCGGGCGGCGGGTCGCCTACTGGCTCTATCCCGTGCACCCGGGCGAGGTCGCCACCTTCCGGCGCTGGCGCATGGAGAGCCGGCGGGTGCCGGCGGACATGATCTGCCACGTGTTCGAGCGACTGCGCCCCGGCCAGGAGCGCGGCGTGCCGTGGCTCGCGCCGGTGATCCTGCGCCTGCGCGACCTCGACGAGTACGACGACGCCGAGCTCGTCAGGAAGAAGATCGAGGCGTGCTTCGCCGCCTTCGTGCTCGATGGCGACGACGCCGAGCCGCTCGGCGAAGCGCGCGAGGACGCCGCCGGGCGCCGGGTCGAGAGCTTCGAGCCCGGCATGATCGAGTACCTGCCGGCGGGGCGCGACGTGCGCTTCGCCGCGCCCGCATCCTCGGGTGGCTACCCCGAGTACATGCGCCTGCAGCTGCACGCGGTCGCGGCAGGGCTCGGGCTCACCTACGAGCTGCTCACCGGCGATCTCAGCCAGGTCAACTACTCGAGCATCCGCGCCGGGCTGATCGAGTTCCGCCGCCGGGTCGAGGCGCTGCAGTGGCAGGTGCTGATCCCGTGCCTGTGCGCGCCGGTGTGGCAGCGGTTCGTCGCCACCGCCCAGGCCGCGGGCACGCTGGAAGAGGGGACCTATGGGGTCGAGTGGACAGCGCCGCGCTTCGAGGCGGTCGACCCGATCAAGGACGCCAAGGCGGACGTGATGGCGGTGCGCGCGGGCTTCATGACGCTCAAGGAGGCGATCGCGCGCAACGGCTACGACCCGGGCGAGGTGCTCGCCGAGATCGCCGAGACCAACGTGCTCCTCGACCGGCTCGGGCTGGTGCTCGACACCGACCCCAGGCGCGTGACCCAGACCGGCCAGGCCAAGCCTGCCCCGGACGACGATCCGGGGCCTGCCGCGGACGAAGAGCAGGAACCGACCACGGAGGACGAGGATGAAGGCGCGAAGGACGAGTCGTGACGCCCGTCCGGCCGGCGGGTCCGCGCGGACCCCGCCTCCGCGGCACGAGGCCCAAGGCGGCCCCGGACGGGACGCGGACGGCGCGTCGGTGATCGACCTGCCGCTGCAGACCCGGGCCGAGGTCCGGGTCATGCCGGAGACCGTCGACGTCGAGGCGCGCACGGTCGAGGTGGTGTGGTCGACGGGCGCCACCGTGCGCCGCCGCGACTTCTGGACCGGCAGGCGCTACGACGAGGTGCTGTCGCTCGATCCGGCGCATGTCGACCTGTCGCGGCTCAACGCCGGCGCGCCGCTCCTCGACACCCACGGCATGTACGACCTCGCCCACGTGATCGGCGTCGTCGACCGCGCCTGGATCGCCCCCGCTGCCGGCAGCCCCGGATCAGGGTCCGGGGCAGGCTATGAGGGTCGCGCGGTGGTGCGGTTCAGCGAGCGCGCGGACGTGGAGGCGGTGTGGGCCGACGTGCGCGCCGGCATCCTGCGCAACGTCTCGGTCGGCTACCTGGTGCGCGCCTACGAGATCACCGAGGAGGAGGGCAAGGTGCCGTTGTGGCGCGCGGTCGACTGGCAGCCGATCGAGATCTCGGCGGTGCCGGTCGGCGCCGACGCGGGCGCGGGCTTCCGTCACGGGCAGGGGCGCGTCCCGGGCGCGGACCCGGGAGGGATTTCCTGCCGCCTGATTCCCATCAACCGGGGGCCGGGCGCCCCCAAGCCGGAGGACGACATGGACGACAACGAGGTCCTTGCCTCGGGCCGGGGCGCGGAGCGTACCGCCGAGGACGACCATCCGACGGACACCACCGGGACCCGGGCGGACGGTCCGGGGCCGGCCGAGGCCTCGGCACCGCCGGCAGCGGACGCAGAGCCGAGCGCCGACGGGGCGGCGGACCGCGGACACGCGGACCGCGCGACTCAGCACAGTCCCACCGACGATGCCACGTCGATGGCGGCGGTGGCCGAGCGGGCCGTGGCCGCCGAGCGGGCCCGGGTTGCCGGCATCTACGACGCCGCGCGCAAGCTCGGCATCGAGACCGCGCATGCCGACGACCTGGTGCGCCGCGGCGTCCCCCTCGACGGCGCGCGCGGCGTGCTCATCGACCGCGCGGCCGAGCGCGACCGCGCTGTCGAGACCCGGCCGCAGGTGCGCATGGGCGGCCTCGACGAGACCGTGACCCGCCGCCAGGCCGTCGAAGCGGCGCTGCTGCACCGCTTCGACCCGCACCGCTATCAGCTCACCGAGCCGGCGCGCGAGTGGCGGGGCCTGAGTCTGCTGGAGATGGCACGCGCCTTCCTCGAGAGCGAGAGGGTGCGCGTGCGCGGGCTCAGCCGCGACGAGGTCGCGACGCGGGCGCTGCACACCGGCTCGGACTTTCCCGAGCTCCTCGCCGCGGTCACCAACAAGACCCTGCGCGACGCCTACCAGGCGGCGCCGCGCACCTTCCAGCCGATCGCCCGGCGGGTCAACGCGGTCGACTTCAAGGAGATGCGCCGCCTGCAGCTCGGCGAGGCGCCGCAGCTCGAGAAGGTCAACGAGGCCGGCGAGTTCAAGCGCGGCACCATCGGCGAGGCCAGGGAGAGCTACCGGGTCGAGACCTACGGCAAGGTGATCGGCATCACCCGCCAGGTGATCATCAACGACGACCTCGACGCGTTCACGCGCGTGCCCGCGCTGTTCGGCACCGCGGCGGCGACGCTGGAGAGCGAGGTGGTCTGGGGCATCGTCAAGGGCAACCCGGCGATGGCCGACGGCAAGGGGCTGTTCCACGCCGACCACAAGAACCTCGCCGGCACCGGCACCGCGCTCGACGTCGCCAACCTCGGCAAGGCGCGCGCCGCCATGGCCAAGCAGACCGGCCTCGACGGCAAGACCGTGCTCAACGTGCGGCCCGCCTTCCTGATGGTGCCGTCCTCGCTCGAGCTCGCCGCCGAGCAGCTGATCGCGCAGAACCTGGTGCCGGCCAAGACCGGCGACGTGGTGCCGCAGTCGATCCGCTCGCTCGCCGTGATCGCCGAGCCGCGGCTGGACCCCGCCTCGGGCGCGGTGCCCTGGTACCTGTCGGCGAGCCCGTCGGCGATCGACACCATCGAGTACGCGTATCTCGAGGGCCAGGAGGGAGTCTACATCGAGACCCGCATGGGCTTCGACGTCGACGGCGTCGAGGTCAAGGCGCGGCTCGACTTCGGCGCCAAGGCGATCGACTGGCGCGGTCTCTACAAGAATTCCGGCATCGCGCTCTGACGCGCGACCACACCTTCACCTGACGGCGGGCGGGACCTGTCCCGGGTTTGAACCCGGGATGGGCCGCCCGCCATCGTTCCGTTGACGGAGGAGACCAGTGAAGAACTTCATCTATTCCGGACGGACCATCACGGTCGCGGCGCCGACCGGGGGTGTCTCGAGCGGCGACGGCGTGCTGATCGGCGATCTCTTCGGGATCGCCCAGCACGATGCGGCGGAGGGCGCCGACCTCGAGCTGCTGACCGAGGGCGTGGTCGAGCTCGCCAAGGCGGCGGGCATCGCGGTCGCCGCCGGCGACCGGCTCTACTGGGACGGCACGAACAAACAGCTCACCACCGCCGCGGCCGGCAATCGGCTGGTGGGGGTCGCGACCGAGGCCGCGCAGGCGGCGGACGCCGTCGCCCGCGTGCTGATCCATCGCCTGCCGCCGCCGGCTGCGCTCGATGCCGCGCTCACCGCAACCGCCAGCCTCGACTTCGGCTCGATCGGCGCGGGTCTCTCGGCCGATCTGACGATCGCGGTGACCGGTGCCGCGGCGGGCGACGCCGTCGTGCTCGGCGCGCCGGCCGCGCTCGAGGCGGGGCTGGTGGCGTTCGCCTGGGTGTCGGCCGCGGACACGGTCTCCGTGCGGCTGGTCAACAACACCGCCGGCGCGGTCGACGCGGCGGCCGGGACCTATCGCGTGACCGTGCTCAAGGCGTAGACGCGACGCGCCTCGCGTCGAGGTGCGCTCCATGACGCTGAGACATCCGAGTCGGTCTGGGGACGGCCCGGCTGTGGCCGCCGAGGTCCGGCGCTGGCGCCTCGAGAAGCGCCTCGAGGACGGCACTCTGTTCGAGGTCGTCGAGGGCGGGGCGGACGCGCGGACGGTGGTTCGCTTTCGGCGCGCCGGGATCGCGCCCGAGGACTCGTACGCCCGCGGGGTGCCGGTCGACCCGGGTCCCGACATCTACAGGCGCGACGGAGTGCTGTGATGCGGATCAAGGCCAAAGTGAGCGGCTTCGACGGCGAGACGTCGTACGAGGCCGGGGAGACGGTCGAGGTGAGCGCGGAACACGCCAAGCGGGCCGTGCTGCGCGGTGCCCTGCTCATCGATACGGACACCGGCGAGGTATTGCCGCGCGCCGAGACGATCCGGCGCCTGCGGATCACCGCCAACGACGTGGCGGCCGTGCCCGAGGCCGTGAGGGCGATCAGCACGGCCGATCTCGCCGCGGTGGGCGTGGCCGAGACGCGGGAGGGCTGAGCGATGCCGCTCACCAACGCCGGCGTCACGCACATCGCCAAGGCGCTCATCGCCGAATCGGCGACGGCGTTCGACAATGCGAATGCCCATCTCGGCGTCGGCGATTCGAGTGCGGTGTTCGCGAAGACGCAGACGGACCTGCAGGCGGCGACCAACAAGCTGCGCAAGGCGATGGAGGCGGCCTATCCGCAGCGCTCGGGCGACGACCTCGTCTTCCGGTCGCTGTTCGATACGGCCGAGGCCAACTTCGCCTGGGAGGAGTGGGGCGTGTTCAATGCCGCCGCGGCCGGGACGATGCTGACGCGCAAGGTCGAATCTCTGGGCACCAAGACCTCGGCCCAGCAGTGGCAGCTCACCGCGACCATCACCGTGAGCAACCCGTAGGCGCGACCCATGGCCGGCGGCCCGATCCATCCGTTCAGCGAGTATCCGACCGGTTCCGGGGCCTTCCCGTACATCTACCAGGGCGGGGGCGCCAACTCGAAGCACGAGCGCACGCTCGGCATCAAGGCGAGCCTCGATGCCGATGTCGCCTGGCGGCTTCGCTTCTCTTTGCCGCCGGCGTTGCCTGCGAGCGGCACCTTCAAGCTCCGGCTTCGCGCGCTCGCCAATGCGACCAGCGGCGTCGCCAAGGTGAATGCCAAATGGGCCTCGGTCGCGCCCGAGGAAAGTCCGTCCGCGGCGGCCCTCGATGCCGAGGGGACCACGACGGTGACGTGGGGAGCGGGGGATGCCGATCAGTACAAGGAGGCGAAGGTCGTGCTCGATGCCGGCACCCCTGTCTCCGGCGAGGTCGTGGTCATGGATCTCGTCTTCGAGACCGCGAGTTGGACGCTCGCCGCGATCAGCGGCTGGCAGCCCGAGCTGATCTGGGAGTGATCGCGTGGCCATGACCGAAGGCGAGCGCTGGAGCGCGGCCCGCCAGTTGGGCGACGAGCTGTTCGTCAAGCCGGGGCGGACGGCGGTCCTCGATCTCGCTCAGCTCAAGGCGATCGTCGATGCCATGGACGACTGGGAGGATTTGCAGCAGGTCAGTCGCGACGACGCGCTCCCGGCCGACATCAAGGCGCCTCTGTCCGAGGACGACAAAGCGCTCGTGGTTGCGATCATCGGCCGACAGCGCAGCCCGGCGCGCATCGCGACACGTACGGCATGACGATGACGGCCGATGGCGCGGCACTACACGCGGTCCAGCACCGCCTATGCGGAGGCCGCCGTCCCGGAGGGATTTCTCCAGTTCCCGTGGACCATGGCGACCTGGATCAGGCGCACCACCGTCTCTCCGACCGCGACGCACATGGCGTTTTCCTACAAGGACGCCAGCGCCTTCGCCAGCTCCTACATCGAGCTGAACGGCTCGGGTGTCGTGCGCTACGGCCATTACACCTGGTTTTTCGGTCTCGGTTACGCCGACACGACGACGAGCTGGAGCAACGAGACCTGGCACGCGGTCATGGCCGTGTCGCGGGC